TCAACAGATACAGTAAACAGCATTTTTAACTCCAAAAATAGTTGCAGCACCGCGCTGCAAGCCATCCTACCACGCCGTCTATAGCAGTTTGTGACGTTTTTTAGACGTAAAAAAGGCCCCCGAAGGGGCCTTCTCAGCAGGGTTAAACCCTAGCTTAGGACGAACCGGGAGAACCAAAGATTCCCAGTGGGTCAGACCAGCCGAACGAATAACGCTCACGGGCCTTGTAACGCACGTTGCCGGTGTCGAAGTCGCCGTCCATCGAGGTAGCCATAGGCGTACGAACGAAGTGCTTCAGACCGTTAGGCACGTCAGTGGTCAGATACCAGCCGTTGGCGTCTGTCAAGAAGTGGTTGACAGTGTAGCCTTCAGGAATCGAACCATTGTTCTTCAGTGCGTTGATGTCGTTGTCGGTAGTGCCAACACGCAGGCTGGTTTCCAACAGACGAGTAGCAACGAACATCAGAGACGGGGGAACAATCAGCTTGCGGGGCTTAGCTGCAATCAGCAGGCCCTTCTCATCAGTCCAAGCAGCGATTTGGATAACGGCGGCTTCCAAGGAAGTCTCGTTCAAGTCGGCAGCAGTGGAAGGACGGTTGCTGTTAGTGCCACCATTGACCAGCGGGTGGGCAGTGCTGAACAACGAAACGCCGTCGCCGCCAATGTAGTTGGCAGAGAAACCGTTGTTGATAACAGCAGCAGCTTTAACCTGCTTGGTGTATGCCATGCCGCGGGCCAAGGCTTTGGTGTAGCGGGCAGACAGGCTGTCGTACAGATTGTCTTCCACAGCTTCCTCAGTGATGGAGAAGCCCAAAGCGATGGTCTCGTGGTTGTAACGGGAAGTGAAGGCTTCCTGCGCATTGTCATAAGCAATGGCTTGGCCCTCGTTCTTCACCGGTGCAGCACCGAATCCAGCGAGTTTGGTTTCTTCTTCAAAGCTACGCTCCGACTTCTCGGTCTCGTAGATTTCCTTGTGCTCTTCGCCGTAGCGGGCGTACTCAAGTCCGTACAGAGCGTTCAGGCCGGGAAGGAGTTCCTTCAATAGTTGTGCGCGTGAAATAGCCATGATTTAACTCCTTATGCGCCGGTGGCAGAGTAGTAGCCATGCAGACCTTGGTTCAACTTGACCAAGATTTCAGGGTACTGGGTGAAAACGACAGTCGAGCTGTAAACACCCGAGTTGATTGTGAACGTAGCGGCTTGGTTCAATACCACGGAGGTATCGCCAGCGGCTGCTGCGGTAGCCACAAAAGAACCAGTTTGTGCAACTTGACCACTGGTGGTCAACACAGAAACGTCCGTACCGACTGGCAATGCGTAAGGCAGCGCACTCACGGTCAGGGTAGTAGTACCCGTGCTGTAAGTAGCAGTACCCAGATTCACTGCGGTGTCCGTAACCAGACCAACCATGCGCAGGGGCAGAGTGGTGGTGACAGGGGTAGCCGAAGGAGCCAGAACTGCGTTAGCCGAGTTACCAGTATTCACGCTACCGGTGTTGTTGATGGCTGACAGGTTAGTGCCAATCATCGCCATAGCGCCGGAAGAAACGGTAGTACCAGAACTGCAAACAACCGCCTTGAAGATAGCATCAGGGTCGTCATAAACATAGGCTTGGCAGTCACCGGCAGCGGTGCTTGCGGGCCAATATTGAGAGAACAACTTTTGCTTAGTCGTGGGGTTGGTGTAAGTGCAACCCAAGAAAATACCGACGGTCTGGTTCAAACTAGAGCCGGTAGAGACTGAGGCGCGTGTGGCAAAGCCACGGGATAGAACAACAAAATCACCGTAGAAAATGTTGGTCGCATAACCGTACTGGATGTTGTACATGCGGGTCGAACCTGCAAATACTTGACCACCAATCAGGTTCTGCGGCAACAGTCCATACGGAGCTGATACGACAGGATATGCCATGAAAAAACTCCTATTTATTTAAGACCGAGACCAAAACCGCCACGCGTTGAACTGGATTTTCGTTCCGAAAACAACGGCATGCGCGGGTCATTCTGACGCAAGAAGCTATTGTCTACCGAGTCCATCTGTTGCTGCGACTGCCCGTTGTAGTACTCAGCCATAGCTTCCACGTTTTCAGTGGGCTGCTTACAAAGCATCAGCCCCCCGATTTCAAGGTTGCCTGACTTTTCGTTGCCGGTCAGCATCAGTTCAGGATAATCCACTGCCTTACACGGTTCCCATCCGTCACGCAATTTACGCGACACGTTCGTTGGGTCAGATTGCCCTAGGATGTGTGTCGCAATCCAGCGGTGCGTCATGCCGGGGATTGGGTCGGGGTCAGGTAATGTACTGGAAGGTCGGTAAACCTTACGCGCAGATTTTTCACGAGAAACAAGGTCACGAGATTCACGAGTTGCCATAATATTAAGACTCCAATTTTGCTACTTGAGCAGCGTACTGCTGCGGGGTTAATCCAAACTTCTTTGCCAACGCAAGTGCTGACGGGGTAATCTGAATCTTCTTCGGCCCTGACGAACGGGTCGCTGGGGCTACCACAGATGCGGGACGCTGACTTTTTTCACTCTGGTTTCTTTCACTCCGGCTACTCCCGAATACTTCGGGAAACTTGGTTCTTACACTGTTGTCAATCTGAGCGTAATACTCATCACTTTGCGGGTCAATACCCGAGTTCACTAGCTTTTGGTGCAGCCCTAATGAATAGCTGGTTACTTCCTCGAACCCTTCAGAACCAAACCACTGGTTTTTTGCCTGCCAGCGCAGGGATTTTTGGTCAGGTTTCTCCTGTCGGGCCACAGGTTGTTGCGTTTGTACACTATCGCTGTACGTTTGTAAAGGGGCTGGTCGGAAACTCTTGGCCCGTTCCAAATTGAACTTGGCGTCGGTCATGGCCTCTTGCGCGGCGATGATGGCGTCGGTGTCAAAGGCTTCCTGCGCTTCCTTGTACTGACGCCGCGCCGTTGCCATCGCGGCTTCCGCAGCGGACAAGCCGGAAGCGGCAATCTGCTTTGTGCCCTGCTCTACGTAACCCTTGAGCTGTTTGTTCTCGTCCAACAAAGCTTGGGCCAGCCGCTCCAGCTCCTGCTTTTCCCGCAAGGTGGATTCTTTGGCGCGTCGCTCATCATGCCGTGCGTGTGTCAGTTTCTTGATACGGTCTTGGACTTTGGAGCTGTATTTCTCCAACTCTTCGTCCGTGGGGTCTTCGACCGGCTCTTCCAGTTTTTGACGACCGCGGTCTTGCTCCGGGGTATCGTCTACGATTTCGACTTCAATGTCGTTGTCGCCGCCTTCAATATCAACGGTGACGGTTTTTTCGTCTTCAATCTCGTCGGGAAATTTGAACTCAGACATGGGTGATTCCTCTCGGGTCTTGCACAACACCTTCAACTTGGTCGTCGTTGATTAAGCGCATTTCGCGCCCGTACATCTTGAACCGTGTACCTGCGTACGTACGGGTAAGTACGAAGTCGCCTTCCTTGCACCAAGGGCCTGTGGGGAACTTGGATTTGTCGGAGTAGGCATCAGGGCCAACTTTGACCACAAACAGAACTGCTGTGGTCAGCTCTTCGCGCCGCATAGTCTCCTTGGGCTTGAGGAGGTTTGTGCCTTCAATCAGCTCTTCAACTTCAGGCAAGAAGCACAACAGCTTGTACCCTGATGGGTCGGGTAACTGCTTGGCTTTTTCAGCATCCGTCAGCGTCTCGTCAGGGGTTTCCGCTGTTTGGATGGGTGGGGGCATTTCGACCCCCGGAGGCAAGAGGATGTCACTCATCGTTTTCAACTTTCTTCAGCAGGGCCAATAGGTAGGACTCTGCGATGGCTAGGCCCTGAATCACCCCGCAAAGTTTTTGGTACTCGTCAAATGAACGGCAGGCCCCACCAGCCATGTCGTCCGCGTAGTTGTTCATGTCCGTGCGTATTTGTTCGCGCAATACGCGTGCGAAATCTTGAATCATTCTTTATTCTCCGTTGGTGTTTGCTGTGACTGCATGGCCTGCTGCGCTTTTTGCTGGGCAATCTGTGCGCCAATCTTCAACCCTGCGTGCTCGTGCTCAAACTGTTGTTGGGCCTGCTTCTCTTTGATAGACGCGCCGACTTTCAGACCGTCCAACTGCATCTTGGAGGCGTTCTCTTCCTTGCGCAAGTTGTTGGCATCCGCTTTGGCCGACGCTTCCAACACCATTTTTTGCTTGTCTAGCTCCAGCTTGGCTTGCGCAATCTGGAAGTCCTGCTGAATTTTCTGGGCCTCCAACTGCAAGCCGCCTTGCTTGAGCTGCAACTCCTGCTGCTGCATCATCACCATTGGGTCTTGCGCCTGCTGCTGGGCCTGCTGCTGTTGTGCTTGCTGCTGGTTTACCTGCAACGCCTGCTGCGCGGCTTGCGCCATCATGCTCGACAACGCCTGCTCAATCTGCGGCGGCAAGTCT